TGTTTTACGACTTTCTCTTCTAGCGTGTATTTTTCCAACCATAATATCCTCCTCTTAGTGTATTTAGGTTATTTTGTCAAGCCCTTAGTTTTCTCGAAACTTCTGAGCCCGGCCACGCCGAGCATTGATGTCACAATCGCTAGCAATGGGCCAGTTTGAATATCAGGAGCCGTTATATCGAGTCCTGAAAATTTCGCATACCACTCAATTCCGGGGGAGACAATAAACTCAAAAATTAGGGCAAAAGCCCCAGTCCAGCCGATCATCGGCCTCCAGCCTGCAACAAAAATCGATTTGTGCTGGCCTTCCTTGATATTTACGTCAATCTGTTTCTCCGCAAGCTTCTGCTGAATGCGCTGCATGAGAATTTTCTTATCGAGCTTTTCTTCCTCCGAAGTATGCAAATCGTCAATCACGGAGGAGATCGTCTTAAGTGCACCACCTTTCCCTCCGAGTAATCCTGTTAAAAGATTTAACATAAGCTTACTATGCCTCCTCTGTTGTATCCTCTTAGTTGTCTAATCCACGCTTCGTGAAGACCAGATTGTCCCCATCGTGGTCGCATATATCCTACGCCTTCGGCACCTGGGTGTTGCATAAAAGATCCACCACCTCTACCGGAACTTCCTCCGCCGGAACCACCACGTCCGCCGTAGCCTCCGCCACGGCCAACACCACTGCCACTGCCGTCACCGCCAGTAGTGGTTGAGCCTCCTAAAGGCCATGGAAATTCTCCTTCTCGCCACATTTTAGTTTTATCCGCTTCAGAAAGACCAGATAAAGAATCCCACAAATATCCACTGTCTGTGTCATATCCTCCATATCCACCAAAAGCAGATCTTAATTGTTCATCTCTCCGATCGAACCAATTTTGTCCCGGTTGCGTATACCATGAAAATCCTTCCTTATTTGTATGTCTTTCTAAGTTATCTAAATAAGCCTGATATTCTGGGTCTACTCCTCCGTAATCTATCTCATTATTAGGATCATATGAACCCGCATATGGATCATAATCTACAGTTACACCAGTATCGGCAAATTCATTCGCCCAATCATTACCACTCCAAGAATTATTATTGTCATTATTTCCACTTGACGAACTCCAATTATTTCCGGTGCTTGCACTAGAAGATGAACCACTCCAAGGTAAACTTTCGTCTGTTCCGTATCCGCCTGGCATTATATTTCCTTCGCTCCGGCCTCGACTGCGTCCATATACGCCTGCCAAAATTCCTCTAGCTGTCCGTAGTATTTTCCGCCTTCGCCTTCTGTGTACGCCTGATGAAACATTAAAGCAGCTTCAGTGGCTTTTTTCCTAAGTTCTGAATCATATATATTCATGATATTTAAGTCCAAATTTGGACTGTATTCGGTTCCGACACCTAGGTTTCCTATGTCAAATTGAGCTTTTTGAAGTTCAAACTTTTCGCCGTCATCTTCTATAATTGTTTCTGTTATGTCTTCTACTTCATGTGGCATTATATCTTCAATACTCACATCCTCAACTCCAGCATATGGAGCTTCCCATTCCCGTTCCATGAAAAAAGGATCAGGCATCTCACCCCAGTCTCCTGGTTCCTGCGGTAGGTATCCGGACATCGCTTCGCTGAATCTGTCGATATCGAAGCGTGGGCCAAGATCCTGCGGACCGAAGCCCTCAAACCCTTGATCATAGGATTCATATCCTTCAAAAGGTGTGTCATCCAAATCCATTTGCCCTAGGCCGTAATTAATTCTTTTTGTAACCTGTAAGTTTCTTCGTGCCGTATCTGCTTGGTCAAGATACCATTGTTTTTGATTACGATCCTGCGACATTTCAGCTAGGTCCATGTACTTGTTAAAGAAATTTGTATCGCGATCTGTCATAACAGATTCACGAACATTAATAGGAACACCAGCATGTCGTTTCGCATCAGGAGCATTCTCCTTGAACCAACGCTCATTCTCTCTGGCCATGTCAAACCCTTCTGTCAAGGCATCAAGTCCTTTTATTGCAGCACCCCATGCTCCAGGAAGCATTCTGCTTCCAACATCACGACCCAAATCTACAAAACCAGTAAATCCTGCATTATCTTGTGCTGGAGAAACGACGCGATTAGGCTGTCCGCTTCGTCGCTTCGCTTCTCTCATTATTGCATCTTCATAAACCATTATGCACCTGGTAAAATTATAACTTTAAGGACTATCAGAATGATGACTACTAAAATTCCGGCTTTTATCCAGTCCTTCAATTTCCACTCATTCCATTCTTTCAAGTGTCCCCAAAGATCTTTCAATAAATTCATATTGACCTCCTTGTTAACATTGTTTATCTTTCATACCACCACTGACTCTTCCTCCGTGGTGCTTCCTCTTCACTCCACCTTTCTTAAGCTTCTTCTTTACCTTGCCACCTTTCTTGGCCATAACTAATTTTTGGCCGGTCTTCCTGGCATGATCTTGAGCCTGCTTAACACCTACTGAAGTGTAAGCGAATTTTTTATCTCCTACTTTTGGCATTTATTTTTCCTCCTTTATCCATCGTGACCTAAGTCCGATTCCTTTAATGACGCCACCTTTATTCTTAACTATTTTACTTCCATGCTCCGCTGTCCATTTCTTGGCAATCGCTGGTTCTTTTGCCCATAAGTATTTTCTTTGTTTTTCTGACTTAAATGGCATTAGTGTATCGTTGGTTTTTCTTCAGGCTTGAAATGATCCAAAAATTCCTCAACAGCATAAAAGCTATCGGCAACTGCTTGGAACATTTTTGCTGTGTCCTGTGGACCCAAGGAATCAGCATACATATTTCTCGTAACTGCCATTAATGATGAACATACGAGCATATAATCTTCTTGAGTCTTAATCTCGTTTCGAACGAGATCCTCAATTTTCTTCATGCTATTACTTATTTTTGTTAGTGCTTTGTCCATTTGCTTTATCTTTTGCAACTCTTTCATTTGATTGATCCTTCATTGCCTCTCTGGCAGTAATAATATTCTCCTTCATCATTGCCATTGCTTCGGCGTTTTGCTGCTTATCAGTTTCTGTCGCCATTTTCATAATATCAATACTTGTTTGCGTTTCAAGCTTATCACGTTCCAGATCCATCTTCTCTGAATCCATAATCATATCCTTTTGTAGATTAGCCTGAACTTCAGCTGCACGCAAGTCAATTTCTTGTTGTTTCAATTTAACAAGTGGATCCTTAGGTTCCTTGCTCATTCGTGCTTCTTCATCCTGTGACAGTTGTGCTGTTAACTTGGCCTCAAGCTGTGCCTGTTTCGCTGCCATTTCATTCGTTATTTGTTCCATTTGCTGTTGCATCTGTGGGTTCTGACCTGCCTGCTGCATTGCCTGTTGTAACTGTTGAACCTGTTGCTGATATTCCTGATGAACCTGCTGTCCTGCCATTAAAGCAATATGTTCCGATATGTGTGCTTGTAGCATTGAGTAAAGCTGCGGATTGATCTGCACCATGCGTGTAAACATGAATTCAGAGTGTGCTTGTATATGGGCTGAATGGTCTTGGAATGGAAACGCCTTTGGCGCCTTTCCTTTCATGGACATTGCATTTTCTGTTGCTGGTCCTGTTGGTTCCGGCTGTTCCGGATCTGGCTTAAGTATGGCGTCAACATTATCAACCCCCATCGCCTGATACATTCTTCTGTATGCCTCACGAATATTGTGAAGTTGTGGTGCTGCTGTCGCCAATTGCAATTGTTGTTGCGCCAACGTAATACGTTGCGCCATTGAAAAAATATTAGGATCAGAAATTGGTAATATATCCACACGGTCATCAAAGTCCGACTGCTTAATCATTCGATTCCCACCTACAACCTGATAAGGATATTCGGGTGGAAGATATAATTGAAAAACTTTAGCAAGAAGAGCAAACTCTTCCTTCTGCGCGTAATGACATCTCTTATGAATTGCACTCATTACTTTAGTTCCACGCTCTAAAAGAGCTAGTGTAGTTCCAACTGGATTTTGTTCATTTCCTTCACCAAGCTTCATGTCCGCAATAGCCGCAAAAGATTTTCCTGCATCAACTGCAAATCCTAGTAAAGCAAATAAAACCTGTGATGGTTCCTTATAAGGAAGTGGTAATAGTGATTCCTTAATGGAAGTTCCTGTTACATCCACATCCCGAAATTCCCCTGGCTGCAATGGCTCGTCATGGTCGCGTATACGCATTCCACGTGCCTTGAAACCTGCTGGAAGATTGGCAAGAGTACCTGCATCAATTAATTGCCGCAAAACACTTGTTGCAGTTCTTGACAATCCGCCAAGCATGTGAATTAGACCAAAGCCGTAAAACCCTAGTCCTGGGAGGAATTTAAAGTGTACAAAATAAGAAGTCTTATGAACATCCTTGTCCTGTTCATTCCAGTTTCTTCTTATGGATAGAACAATTTTTGAAAATCTGTCTAGTGTAATAATGTAAGGCATCTTAATGCCATTCTCATTCTCGAATCCTGGCACATCAGCATTGACATGCATTTCTAAAATTTCATGTTCGTCATCATCAGAAGCGTATTCTTTTTCTACACCTTCCAACTTGTTTATTTTTTCAGTAACTTCCGACGTATCATATGTTCCTGTTGGAACTTCTACGTCTCGATAAAATTGGCTCACCTGCATTTTGCGCAGCTCGTTGTCTGTCATTTTTATTATGTGTGTAACACGTTCTGCGGATTCCAGGTCCGTTGCCATATAGTTAATAATAAGATCCTCGCCCGTTACGAACTTGGATACGGCGCGTGCCAAGATAGGGTCATAATAGACCTTCTTGAACGCTGAGCCGGCCAACGGCAGATAAAAAAGAAGCTGGTCCATCTCTGGATCAAATTCCTTCATCACCGTTGTGATTTGATAATTCATAAATTCCTGTACTCGTTTTGCTTGCTCCATTATTTCAGGAGTCTGCAATCCGATGACTTGGGTACGTACGGGGCCGCTTGGGGGGAGAAGTTCCTTATATGCTTGGGCTTGAAACTGCGTTACAGATTCAGCCAATAAAGGATGTACGACCCCTGACGCACCTTCGAAG